GCATAGACCGAGCCCTCGAACACAACATCTGCCGGATCAGCGCCGGACGAACCGCCCTTGCGAACCTGCACATTGAAGGGCGTTGCAACCAGCGAGTTGGCAAGCGTCTCAAGGCGCGTGTAGCCGTTCGCGTCGGGAAGGTTTGCGACCCCCGACAGCGAAATGTTGAGCGTGCGAGCGCCAGCGGCCTGCGCCGCGTAAGGAAAGTCATCCTTGCTCGAAATGTCGATGGTCTGACCGTTGCGGTTGATGGCAAGGTCTTGCTGTCCGGCGATCATATTGTAGGTTCCGGGCGTGGCGCTTTCGATCCACAGCCGATAGTCATTGGCGAGAATAACGCTCATGGTGCTTGCTCCAGGTAATAAAAAACCCGCCGAAGCGGGTTAGTTTGATGAAGATCGGCTAGCCTCTAGAGCAATCGTGGATTGTCTATTTGCCAAGGCAGCTTTGCGTGCCTGCTCAGATTACAAGCGGGACACGCGATTACGATATTTTCCGGGCCATTCGAACCGCCCCGCGAAAGCGGAATGCGGTGGTCAACGTGATATTTTGTGACCTTCTTCTGGCACCACCAGCAGCAATGCCTCTGGCCCTTGAGTTGCTTTTCTATGTGCTCGAATGTGTGCGACCCGCATTCTGCGCGTGACCGCCGCTTTGCCTGTGATGCGCGTTTTATGAGGCGAACCTTCGGGCGGTTTGCGTCTTCCCATTCTTTGGATTTGCGCCTGATGTATTCCTTGTTCCGCGCCCGCCACGATTTGATATTCGCCTTCACCCTTTCCGGATTTTTGGCTCGCCATGCTTCACAGGTGGCAAGATGGCGTGGCTTATTCTCAATGTAATAGCGGTGCTTCTGTTCCGGCGTCACAGCCCGCGCAATTTCCGCATTTTTGCAGGACTTGCATCGAGCGGCGAAACCGAGAAACCCCTTCCGGGCGGCGTGCCAAAACTCAGTTGTGGCCGGTCTTAGTTCGCCGCAAGCCGTGCATTTCTTGAAGCCGTCAGGGGCCGGGAGAGCCTTGCGTCCCATATCATAAATTACATACCAGAATCCGCAGATTCCCGCCAGTTTTTATTTAGGCGGGCTGCACGAACATCTCGAAGCGCAGCTCGTCCTCGTAAGTCTGTCCGTCCGCCATCATCTTTGGCTCGGCGGATAGGAACGCGGGCGCGGAAATGATCGCGCCGCTTGCGGTAATCGGTTGGCCGTCCAGCGCATTGCGGACTGCCGAATTGAGTGCGTAGAGTTCGCGGGCATCGGTCTTGCGGACCTGGGTGAACACCGAAATCGTGGCCCGGTCGATTGTCCCGTCCATGTCCTGGTCGGCGTCGAGGACGACAAGCCCGATAATCACCAGCCCCTTTTCTCCGGGCTGTGTGTTCTCGGGCGGGTTCTGCCAAACATCAGCCAGCGCAATTACGGATGCGTCCACGTTGAGCGCAGAGAATACCGCCAATTGAACCGCGCTTTGGCTGTCAATCATCATTGGCTCCCGCCGCAGCGTTTCTCAGCGCACGGTCCCAAATGGCGCGATAAGGTTGGTAAATGTTCGCTCGCGTCTCGACATAAACGAAATGGTGAGCGGGCAATGCACCAACCCCTCGGGCGTATTTATCCGATCCTCGCTTGACTCCGCGACCGCCGCCCTTTCTGCCGCCCTCGACAAACCAGCCATAGAACAGCTTGCGGTTGATCGCTTTGCCGACGAGGCCCACCTTCAAAGACAAGCGTTTGGGAGCAACGCTGTAGGACAGCCCCGCCACCAGCGCCCCCGTTCGCGAGGGCGCGTTCTGCTTTTCCAGCGCCAGAAGATAGCGCCCGGTCGAGTTAAGCTGTTGCCTAAGTTCGTTCGCGACCGAGTCCGGAAGCTGTTTCAGCAGCCTGCCGAACGCTCGGTCGCCCCTGACATATCGCTTAGGCACCCTGCGGTGTTTCCGTGCTCGCCTGGATGATCGTCCATTGGCGAGTTCCCAAGCGATCTTCGGACGAGTTTATGTTCAGCTCGCGTCCGTTCCAAAGTATCTGATCCGCGACCTCAAGGTCTGTCCTATATCGAACGGTGATTTCAAAGTATGAATTGCCCTGAAGCACCCCGCCGACGACGGCCTCGCGGCCATTCAACGATGCGACCTTCGCCCAAATGGTTGCAAAATCGTCCCAGCCGATATCGAGACCGCCGCCAGCGTTCTTCGTTTCTGTTCTGCGGCGGATCGTAATCCGGTCGCGAAGATCGCCCGCCTGCATTAGGCCATCGCTGCGCCGGACTCGTGGATTTTAACGTCGATCTGGGTCGTACTCTTACCGATGCCCAGATACGTCACGTAATCGCCGGTCACGTTGTCGGCCAGCGGGCGAATGCCGCCAGCCGTGCCGGAGAGGAAGTACGGGACGCCCACGGCAACGGTCGCGCCAATGGTAATCAGTCCGCTCGTGAGAATGGCAATCGGCTGCCCACTTGCCGCAGCGTGAAGCGCAATGCCCTTTGGCGAACGAACCGCCGCAGTGGCGCTGTTGCAGTCGGCCAGCTTGTAAGTGTTGGTTGCGCTGTCGGCGTACACAACCTGCCCAGCGGTAATCGCTGCGCCAGCCGTGCCTTCCTTGATAACGGCGGACGAACCGGGAAGAACGTTGGCGGCGGTAATTACAAGATCGGCCATATGATTGGGGCTCCGTCAGAGGGATACGGCGTCTCTCGACGCGGGGGCCTTGCCTAAGGGCTTGGCGGGGTTAGAAACTTCGATAATTGCACAGGAGCGCCTCAACCGTGTTCGGAAGCGTCGGAATGCCCCCGGTCGAGGTCACGGACTGGCGCACTGAGGAAATCGAGGTCCGCTCATCGAACCATTGCGCAATTAGCATCAGGATCGCGGCCCGGATCGCTTCTGGAGTGTCCGTATATCCGGCGACAAACCGAATGATGACATTGTTCACGCCCAGCGCGACGGTCGGGTAAGTCACGTCAGTTGGCCGCACAATCCACGATGGATCGCTCACATTGTCGAGGACATATTGGTCCGTGGCTAGCGTCTGGAGCACCGAATCCGTGTCATAATATGTAATCGACGTGACCGACTGAACCGGGCCTTTGGGGATCAGGATCGCGTCGGCGAAACTGTCCAGCACGAGTTCCCAGGTCTGCTCCATGATTGCACGGCCAAGGTATTGCTCAACGTAGCCCGTAGCCGCCGAGATATATGTGCCGATCAACGCATCGCTTGCCGTGTCGTCCACGCGGCATTGGGCCTTTGCCTCGTCCAGTGTGACCGGAGTATCAGTCGGGGCGGTGATAAGTCTGAGGCTCATCGTGTCCCTCGTGAAATGTTGGCTGGGTGACTGAACGTTATCTGGATTGGCCGTCCGGAAAACGGTTCGCGTGGAGGAATTGTCGTTAGCCGGGGAACCGGCAGGCTGCCGCCTATCGCGACATAAGCGTCAATCAGGCTCCACGTCTCAAAGATGGCGTCGGTGAATGATGCCGATACGGTGATAGTGTCGCTCGGCGATATTGCCTCATCGACAGCGCAATCAATGACGGCCCCGACATCAATCGCAAACGATGCCGAAAGCATCTCGGACAAGTCGGACGATAGGATAAGCCCACCGGCAAACGAATCCGCTCCAGCAGCGCTTTCCGACACCGTGACCGCAAACGTTGCTGTCGCAGCATTGCTATCCGAGCCAGTTAAGCCTTCGCTCAAGGCCGGAGCTATTGTTGCCGCCGCTCCCAGCCCATCGGCTGCCGTGGCCGCCTCAACCAATGTCGGGGCGAACGATGCCGCTGCCCCCAGCGTATTCCCGGAGGTGCCGGATTCACTAACCGTTGGAGCAAATGTCGCGGCAGCGCCGAGCGTCGTTGCCGGTGTTGCGCTTTCGCTTATCGTGTCGTTGTAAGTCGTTGAACCAGAGATTGGTATTTCAACGAGAACGAATGTCGCGTTGCTGTTTGCAGTGCTGAACGTCGCACTCTGGGCCGGTGTCGTATCGTCGTGGATCGAATAGGCGTTACGAGACCGTGCACCGTTCGACGGGTTGAAGTGCGTTAGTTCGGTCCAGCCGGTCGGAGCCGTGATCGCCGTTCCGGACCCGGAGAAAATGCCGAAGCCAAGGACCGCGCTAGTTGAAGCTGGGGCACTTCCAAGCGACGGAGCCGGGTCTCCTGTTGTGCTGTTGGCCTGGATCGTATTGGTGAAGGTCGTATTGTTGCCGGTGATACCCGCAACAGTCACACCGACATCGGTCGAGAGGCCCGTATTGCCGGTGACGGTAACAGCGGTGTTTACTGTCGAGCCGGTGTTATTCTGATACCACCAGATATGCACTCGCTCGCGCGGGTTGGTACCGTTGTCGTAGGTCCAACCGGTGCCGATTTGCGTCCAGCTTAGACTTTGTGTGTCGCTGATCGTATGAGCCGAGCCAACCGTTGTATTCGCGCTCTCGACGCTTGCTACCATGACGGTTTCGCCAGCGGCAATGGCAATCGAACTAGTGGTCGCGACAGCGGCGGTTGGTGGTGTAGAAACGCCCGAACCAAACGCCGTTGTCTTAAGCGAGGTCGCGACCGCCAACGGCGTCAGCTCTGACTTACGGTCGGCGTAACATTCAACGTGTCACCAGACGCGACACTACGGGATGCGGCGAAGTCTCCTGCACTATACAGCTTGCCGGACGTTCCGGTGTTGACCGAGGAGATAAAGGCACCTGCAACAGTGGCAGTGCCGGTGATCGTGAAGGATACTGCGGTCGCTGTATTCGATCCTGCCGAAGTCGAGCCGAAGGTGATCGCCGGACGGTTGCCCGAATATGGCGTTACCTCGGACCAGCCCGCGTGCGATGCCAGCGTATCGCCAACAGCAGCCGTGCCAGTTCCCTTCAATCCAAGGAACCACGCGGCGGTGTAGGCCGATCCCTTGAAATATTTGTCAATGATGTCGTTCTTGCCCTCGGTGGTCACGAGGTTGTGGAACTCTTCAGTCCACTTAACCTGACCATCGGGGCCGACGCACTCTACCTTGTAGGTAAACGCGGGTGCGTCCGCAGTTGCGGCGAGTTGCGTCATTGCCATTTCTTTCGCTTTTCTGAAGCGGCCTTGACCGCGCGTTCCACCTTCGGCGGCGCGGGGACGGCGAAGCCCGCGTCGATAAGGCGAATGGCCTCATCGTCCGCGAACTCCGCTTCGTCTCCAGGTGCAAGAGTAATGCTGCCGACAAAACCGGCGAGCATCCGCAATCGCATTAGGCTTCGGCCTTGTGAACGATGAAGTTCAGGACGAGCACGTTGTTGCCCGCCGCCGAGGCGTCGAGGTTGGTCAGGCGAATGTCGAATGACCCCGCCGACACGTCGGAGATTGACGCCGCGAACGTGCCCGCCGACGTGTGATCCTTGATGACCACGCCGACGCAATCAGTCGCAGCAACCTTGCTGTTGTTGACCGTAAACGTCGCTTCAGCGCCAGCCGCAATCGTCTGTGAAACAGTCGTCACGACGCCCGAATAAGCGTTGCATGTCACTGCGGTGGTGATCGAGGTCGCCTGCGTTACCGCAGCCTGCCCCTGAACCACGGCAATTCCATCGCTGTTGCGATAACCGGTGGTATTGTACGAGCCAGCCATGTTGGCCTCCAGAAATTAGGGGAGAGCCGAAGCCCTCCCAGGATTGAGGTTAAGCCAGCTTGAGGTGCTTCACGGCTGCGGTGTCCATCAGGGCACCGTCGAAGCGAATCCAGCCCGCAACGCCGAAGCCCGGCCAGAAGTCCTTGTCCTGGAGTGCGCCGACTAGCGGAGCACCGACCTTGCGGACAAAATACTTGCCGAGGTCGCCGAACAGGATGAGCTTCTGACCAGTCGTGAAGGCCGAGGCCATGTCCTGGTTAACAACGATGTTGTATCCAAGGACCGTCTGCGGAATGCCCGACTGGAAGTTACCGTCCGCCCAGATGTAGCGGCCATTGCCGTCCTTGAGCTTGCGGACAGCGGCGAGAACCGTGTCGTGCATCATCAGCGACACGCGCTGACCAGCGCGGTAGGCAGGGTCGACCGAGTGGATAAGGTCAATGATCTCATCCGCCGTGAACACTGTGGTCGAGGCCGCCGTCTTGCCGGTGGTGGAACCAACGACAATGCCCTGCGGCTGCGAAGAGCCCGTTCCGACCGTGAGGAGGTTGTTGGCTTTGCGACCCAAGTCCTCACCGAGCAGGTCGGCCATGAGCGCTTCCATCGCGAGGACGGAATCGTCAGCCAGTTCCTTCGACACGCGAACCCACGGGGTTGCGTATGCGTAGGCCGAGAGGCTCTTCTGCGCGAAGGTCTTGTCGCCCGAACCGTCGTCGGTGAGCGTCGTGCCCTGCGTGGTCCCGGCAACGGTCGAGCTGCCGCCCGTGTTGTCGATGGTCGGGAACGGAAGCGAGTAACCACCCGGCGTCATGAGTTCGCGGGTGACACCCGGATCATACATCGGGCCGAACGCCTTCATCGAGCGGATGAGTTCGTTCTGAAGCTCGGTCGGGACGGTGTAGCCACCGGCACCGTTCGAGCTGGTCGTCTGGGCGCGAAGTTCCTGGTAGCCCGCCTTCAGGACGGCGCGAGCCTCAGGCTCCATCTCGCCGAGCTGGCCTTCGGCACGCAGGTAAGCGTGGAACGCATCGCGATAGCTGATCTCGCTTCCGCTGTCCGACGCAGGCGCGTTATTGACGGCCTCAACCGGACGGCGACCACGAAGCTCTGCCTCGCGGCGGACTTCCATCGACTTCTCGGCGGCAGCTACGCGCTCTTCGCGCTCAATGGCCGAGCCGAGCTTGTCGAACTCGGACATGATGGTGTCGTGGCGGGCTTCGAGTTCCGCAGCGCGGCTCTCGTCGGTGTTGCTCTTAATCTGGTCGAGCGCCTCGCGGGCGTCGTGGACAAGCTTCTCGCGCTTCTCCTGCATTTCCTTCAGGTTCATGTGTTTGGGTCTCTCTGTGAGAAAGCGCCGTCGTCTCGACGGTGCGGTTCAGCCTTTCCCAAGGGCGAATAGGGCTCGGCTTTTGCCGGGATTATTCGGGCTTGATGCCCCGAAACTTTTGCTCTGCCGCAGCTCTCCGCGCAGCAATGCGGGCGCGGGCCTGGGCGGCGTTGTGTTCGGCTTTCTCGCGATCCGATTTCATCGCATCAAGCGAGCGCATTGCGACGGTCGTGTCCTCGTATGCAGGCATTGTGACCGGGCCGACCTCATAAAGCTCGACCTCGCGGACAATGCGAAGCGGAAGATTTCCACGCTCCTCAATCCATTCCTCGTCAGTGACGCGGAACGTGAAGCTGGAACCGTCAACGTCGCCGCGCTCCATAGACGTTGCCACGTCGCGGCCAGCTTGGGTGTCTGGCAGATCGACCTCGTAGGAAAGGCCGCGAGCATCCTCTTTGATCCGGAGCGTTCCCGACTTCGTGCGTCCAAGAACGAGATTCGGGTCGTGATTGAAGAACGAGCGAATGTCGTTCTTGAGAGCCTTGGCGAAAGCGCCAGGCTCGATCTTTTCGCGGAATTGGCCGCCAATGACCGTTTCGGAATTGAATACGGCTCCATATCCGCCAATCTTGCGGCCTTCCGCCCGAGCCTCAACCGGCTCCGCGAGCGATCTACGCTCCATCGTCTGCATTCCCCCCATCGGCGGGCGGTGGCGTTCCCGTGCCTTCTTGGTCCGTTCCCAGCGGAACGGTTGCCCCTTGAATCATTAGGTCGTCGCCGTTCGCGAGCGGCGGCAGGTTCTCCAGCGCTCGAACTTCGTTCGGCGTGCGGACAGCGTTGTTGATCGCCTGTCCGTATGCCGACATGCGGCTCAACAGGTCGCCGCGAAGCAGGCTGTCGAGGTTGTGGCGGACAAACCTGCGGTTAGTCATCTGGCCGAACAGCTTCAGGTTCATCTCTTGCTCAAGCGCAGTCGCCCATTGCGCGACCAAGTGCTTGACGAGGTGCAAATCCTGCTGTTCAGCATTGGAAAATGTCGCTTTCGACAAATCCTGCAAGAAAACTGGCGGAAGCTGGAAAACTCGCGCAATTTCCTCGACTTGGAACTGTCTAGCCTCGGTCATCTGACCCTTCGCTGGGTCAAATCCAATTGGCGTTAGCTTGTGGTCAGGAGGCAGCGGGAAGATCGGCTTATCGTCATCCTTCGCAGCCTTGATGGCTCTGGCGACCTGATCCATCGCCCGCTTCATAGCGTCTGGTCCTGACGGAAGCGGACCCTCAAGCGCAAGGGGTGGAACGCCACCGCCCGCGAAAAAGCCGCTGCCATAATCGTTCATCGCGAGCGCGAGCTGAATAGCCTTCTCGCCGAGGGTGATTGGGCCTACAGCCGTCACCATGTTCGAGTGCAGCATGAACGGCACGTCGATCACGTCCTCGGAGCCGAAAGTCTTGCCCGGAAGAGGCTCGCCGACAACGGATGTAACCGTATAGGTTTTACGCCCTAGGCCATCCATCGTTATCATGACCTGCGGCGTGTTCATCGGCCATATTTCGTAAGGTTGGCCGTTATTTCTCAGGATCGCGAACAATCCGCGTCCGTGAAGGAATACGTTCTGCCAGAAGAACACGCGAGCGGCGTAGCTCGACCATTCCGGATTGGGCGCTTCTTCGACTAAAACCTGAAGCCGACCGCCGACCTCTTGCGGGCCATCCTTGGTGTCGCGGAAGGCGCACAGTTCAAGCGCGCCAAGCGTCCGCGAAAGGAAGGTCACTGCGGCAAGGACTGCCGGGACTTTAAGTGCGGACTGCATATTGACGGCTGGGAGGCGCACACCATCCACGCCGAAGAACGCCATAAGCTCTTCGCGAGAGGCGTTTTGGGTGATTGTGATCCCGCGTTCCTCGACGCCCAAGGCCTTACGCCATGACCACGCCATTAAGCGCCCACCAGCGAGAAGTTCGGATCATCCCACGGGGAGACGGGGACTGCTTCCTGCATCATCGCCTCCACCCCTTCAGCCATTGCCAGAGCAACGAGACCGTCGATGCGGCCCGTGGCTTTGTGTTTGTCGAGTTTCCGGTTTCCAGCGGGGTCTTGGACCGCCACAGCATTTGCCGCGCACATCGCGAGCACCGGATGTCCGCCGTGGCGGACGCATTCCTTGAGCAGATCAGCCTCCAGCGCATCCAAGGCTGGGCTCATGCTCATGTAACCTTGTCCGAACGGCTCCAGCGGAAGCTCGACGCCTTGTCGGGCCAATGCCTGTTGCATCCGGTCCATTCGCCAGCGGTCGAAGCCGATCTTGGCTATCGAGAGGCCGGAACAGATTTCCCCGATGTCGCGAGCCACAAAGTCGTAGTCGATTACTTTGCCTGGGGTTGTTCGGAGCAAACCATCACGAACCCAGACATCGTAAGGGGCTTTGTCCCGTCGAGCTGCCTCTTGAACGCTTTCCAATGGCATCCAGAAGTAGGGCACGATAGAGACGACACCTTCACTACGGCATGTGAGAACAAGGGCCGTGAGGTCGGTTGTCGCCGAGAGATCGAGACCGCCATATACCGTCCCATCTAGCTCTCCGGGCGCACCGTTTCCGGCCTTCCACACGCCCGGAGACACGAAAGCCGCAACCATGTTCACGCGCTGGTTCAGCGTCAGAACCCGAAATGTATTCTCCGCGCTCGGCATTCTCAGCGCCTGCGCCGATTGCTCCTCAACGTCCCTGCGTGAGCGGAACAGGCCGAGAGCGGGGTTAGCCGCCTTCCACGCCTCCTCGTCGTCTAGCGCGCAATCTTCTGGGGCGGTGTAAACGTGGGATACGATAGAAGCGTCGCCACTTCGCTCGGCGTCATCGAGCCAGATAGAAAACAAATCCGCATCAGTCGGTGCTTGCGTTGAGATCGCGATGAGTAGCGGAGCCTCATGCGCGCCTTGCGCAGTTGTGATCGCGTCAATGAAGGCATCCTGCGGCCCCCTGATCTGCCCCACTTCGTCAAGGATCGCGAGCACCGGACTTAACCCGTGTGCGGTAGTTCCTTCCGCAGCGAGCGCCTTGTATTCGGTATTCATCGAAAGGCCGATGAGCCGCTTGCCCGATGGCACGATGCGAATGATCTTTTGCAGCGCAGGGTTCAATTGAACCATCTTCGCCGCGAGGTTGAACACGAGCGCAGCCTGGTCCCGCGAACGCGCACCCGACACGAGCTGCGAGTTCAGCACCGCCTCCGGCCCAACCAAGTGAGCGAGAAGCAGGCAGGCAATAAGAGCAGACTTGCCGTTCTTTCTCGCAATCGCGAGGTATGCTCTCCGCGTTCCTGCGGGATTATCATAGATCGCGAGAACGAACTTGCGTTGGAACTCAGCGAGCTTAATCGGTTGACCGACTTGCGTTCCTTCTGGAACGACACAGAACTTTTCGATGAAGGCGCAGACCTTCTCTCCGCGCGTCATTCACATCTCCGCGAAAATGTGCTAGTCGGCGGGCATGTCCGAAGCCGCGAAACCAGAGATTTATCGCCGCTGTTGGTGCGGATCGACAGTGTTCATCGCCGAGGGTGACGACGAAGGGTATTGCTTCAACGAGTCATGCGGCGAAATAATCAGACGCCCGCGTGAAATCAGAACGAAACACTTCACGCTCCGCGTTGAGGATCGCTATTCCTCTAGTTAACTGACGGCCTCGCGAGCAGATCATCTTCGCCTAGATCGCGCTCGATCTCTTTCGCCGCGTCCCGGCGCTTCGCATCTGACTCAGAGTTCCCACTTCGCGCGCGGGCATGAAGGGCGAGGGAGCGGCGCAGGCTCAATATGTCGCCGGTTAGCGACTTGACCGCGCGGGCACGCGGATTCTCAACGCTAGTGCCATTCTCTCTTACCGAGATGTAGCCCTCATTACGCAGGGCAACTTGCTCCCTCGCCAAATCGGCCATCGTGCGAGCAAGCATCGCTGCAAGCTCAAGCTGATGGTCTGTCCATTCCGCCTTCGCGAACTCCGCAACGACATTGCGCCAGAACGGCCAGTCGCATTCGTCCATCGTCATGTGACCAGGAGGCATGATTGTTAGCCCAGCAGCCTGGACAATCCGCACCGCTTCAGCCGCGCTCGTTATCGGCGCTCTTTTGCTCATGCATCACCTGACGAAATAGCAGTTGGCGTTAAAATTCATG